AAACTTTGAGTATGTGATATTACTAAGTAATCTATTTTATCAGTGTATTCTTTTGTTTTAATCATGGCAGCAAATGGTCCGCCATCATATTTATTTCTACTTAGTCTTTCCTCTTCAATACTAAAAACTATTTTTCCATCTTTTAGTAGGCAAGCGCCAGCATTATGTCCTCGACTAATGCCTAGTATATATCCTGTTTTTTCTATCATTTCTAACCGGCTAAAGTTTGTTTATTAAACATATCTTTGATTTCTGCACTTAATACATTTGTTGTAGGTTGATGATTACAAGCAGCTGTAGTACTTATATTATTTGGTACAACTATTTTATTTGATTTACTAGAAGATTTGCCTAATTTATTAGTAACGCTTTTAATTATTTTGTCAAAAGCTTTATCGTCTAATACCATCAATTCTTCATTATCTCTATCAATAAACCAATCCATTGCAATTCTAATGGGGGAATATTTTCTCTTAGTTCCGCCGTTATCTATAATAGTAAAGTTTTTATTGTATGGATAGCTTATATTTTCAGGATAAGTTGAGCCAATAACAACTGTGGCAGATTTTCCCAGAGCATTAGCAAAGTGTTGGCCTACACTATCACATCCTAGAAAATAATCACTGGCTTTAATTAATCCCATCCATTGAAGAAGATTTAAATTATCTGGTATTACTGCTGGCATTTGTTTATCTATAGGCAGCTTTAAATCAGTGAATAAAATAACTGCATAATGTTTACCTAATTCTTCTACAATTCTAATTACATCATTGTATTCAAAACTGCGTCCACTTTCATCAATTACAAATCTACCTTGAAGTTTTGCTCCACTACCAAATGGTTGAAAAACTACTGTTTTTTCCTTATTCAATTGATACTTTACTTGTTCTACAAAATTATAACCAAATGCTTGATCACCTTTACCTAGTTCAATATTCAGTGGTTTAGGGTCAGGTATAGATTTTAAGTCATTTATTAAAATATCAAAAGCTTGAATTAAATTTGCCCGCTGTGTAAAATAAGCGTTAAGTCTATAAGGTTCTGGGCTAATAATTTCTCTGTCTAGTAATTGATTATTAAATAAATTTTTATTATTTATAGGATAAGTTTTATCTCTAAGTACTGGGCTAAGGGAGAATAACTCGAACCAACCTTCAGCAACTACTATTATGTCTTGACTAATATTTTTTACATAATATTCTAAAGCTGGTAGAGCACATAGTACTCTACCACTACCGCCGTTTATAAAAAATGCTTTTTTCATGTTATATTTTTGACTCTATTTTAACTACTTGGAATATTAATTATAGCACAATGTAGTTAAATACTCAAGTGTAAAATTATGCAGTAATCCATTGAATACATGCGGCGCCTCCTCTACCTCGATCTCCCATAGCTTGAGTACAGCCGCCAAAAGCAGTTGCGCCAAAACCGCCTGCTCCTGCACAAGCTATATTCCCACTAGTTACGCCTATACCAATTGCCCAGGCATGGCAAGTTGAGGTATGATTATACCACCCATAACTAATAGTGGGAATTTGGCTTGATTGAATCGCTTGATATGGTACATTAGCAATAATTGCGCCATGTTGGTTGCTATCAAAAAGATGCCCGCCATAAATACTAGGAATGGTCCATACTACGCCTCTAGTACTAGAACCGTATGCGCGTCTAGTATAACTTCCTTGTGCGTTTACGCAACAGCCAGGTCCAGCTGCATACCCAAAATTACACACCCAACTACTACAGCAAATACAACCGCCGCAGCAGATACTGCTGCTAGTAGCGCAACCATGACGAATAGCATAAAACTTACAACAACCACTGTCAATATATGTTTGACAACCAGCCGAGCATGCTCTAGCTTTCATGCTTTCCCAAAGGCTGGCCTCACCACCCTCTGCACAAAAATTTGTTAAGCCTGGACCAGTTATAAATGTTTTATTTCCGTTATAGCATCCTTGGTTTATCCAAGTTTGGCAACCACAGTTGCACTGACAGCCACAAGCACTAGTACCAACACTTATAGCATAAGATTCTCCGGGTGTTACAGACATAATAACACTGGCAAAAGCTCCTGTGGCTCCACTAGGTGCTATTCCGCAACAGTTGGGGGTGCCGCTACCAGCTCCAGCTCCCCAAATCATAAATCTAGCAAATTTAGCACCTGCTGGAACTGTCCAGCTGCCAGTTTGATAACAAGGGGTTTGATCTCCAATACCTCCATTACTATTTGATACACAACTTAAGTTAAAATTTCCAAAATTACTTGTACTTTGAAGCTCTGGTATCATTGCCCATAATTGAGTATTGTGTGCTAAACATGGATGTATACAGGCTGTGGGATAGCTCAGCAAATTACTCGTATCTGTTTCAATACCAGTAATATTAGCTTTTAACCATTCAGCTTCTTGATATGCTGCTTGCTGTAGTATATCCATTTAATTACCCTCTCCAAGTAATGCTAATAAATTGTTGGGTATAGCAGGAGCACTGGAAAAAGTTGTATATTTCCAAACGATTTTAGTCTGTTCCTGTTCTATATAAGTTTCTAGTTCTGTCTTATAAGCATTTAAATATTGAGATTCTAGCTCTGTTAAACGTCTTATAGAATCTGGTGCTGTATCTAAAGCAAATAGGCCGTCTATTTGAGTAATTAAACTAATAGCTTTTTGTAATCCCGGAGTTTTTGTATCTTTTACTATTGGTTCTAGTTTCCAGGAAGCATTTTGACGATTATATTTAATCTGATAAAAATAATCATGTAACTGTGGATTAACTATCTTATTAAATACTGTGCCATCAGATAGTGTTTCATCTTCAAAAATATAACTACTAGAATCTTTAGGAACAAATAAAAAATAACCTATTTCTGGATATTGATCAAGGTCTATTCTAATAATTTCTATATTAGGATTTATAGGAGCTAATTTTAACGAATCATCTAGTTTTATATGGTCTATTACTATATCCAATTGTTTATCTATAATTAAATCTAAGTACCTAATTCCATTATATGTAGCCGTTAGAGTTTTATTACCACTAATCGGTGCAAGGTATAACTCATCAGGTACAGGTATTGTAAAATCTTTTGTTATTATACTCATATTTCACCTATTAACAATAACTTATTCTAACCATGCCGAAACGACCAGAGTCACCTTGATAACTATTAGTTCCACCTTGCTGAATTACTGGAGCTCCACCAGCACTAGGAATTCTTAAAAAATCCTGACATTGAGCGCTACGAGCGATCCCATTAATACTGCTTCCAGCAGTCCAAGATACACAGCATTGACTAATATTTTCAAAACCATATATAGGAGGATGTATTGTAAAACCGGCGGTAGGATTCGTAGAAGGTAAACAAAAAGCTGGCCACATACCTGGTATTACATAGGCTGGAATACCTGTTATACTATTAGTACCACCACCTTTACCTGCTTTTCCATATGTAACTAGATTACTTGTTGGTTGCATATTGCTGCTACACCAATCTGAACCAGAATTACAAATAGCCATCGTAGTACCGCCACTATTAGTACAATGACTGCATCCTAAGTGTGGTAGACTATAGTCGGTGTGTGTAACATATCCAAAGCCGCCACCACAATTATTTTGTTGTTCCATATATCGAACAGCTATACATGAATAGCCAGCAACTGCACAAACTCCGCATAGGCCGTATCCTTGTACATATGAGGGCCCTCCATAGCCTGGAGATGCCCATTGAGAATAGCAGCAATTAGCACAACCGGCACAAACCGTATATTGACAACCAGGAACAGCATCTATAATAATACTTGTAAAACTACCTGATTGTCCAAAACCCCAACTGCCGCCACAACAACAGCCGCTACCTGTGCCTGCTCCTGGCCCCCATAATTCAAACTGCAGTTTAGTTGTACCACTTGGTACGGTAAAAGTGCAGGTTGCTCCACATCTAAACTGTGTTGCATCTGTAGCTGTGCTACATACCTGTATTACAGTAGCATTAGTAAGTTTTGGAATTAGGCTCCAGCAACTAGTATTTACCGGTAAATAAGTACTAGTTCCATTTCTGCTTAACGCTGCCGCACCATCGTAGGTAGCTTGTGCAGCAACTACGCTTGGAACAAGAACAGTTTTACTTGATTTATAAATTGCACTAGTTCGTACAATATCTATAGCCATTATAGTCCCCTTTTTAAGCTGCAATAGCTCTAGTTATATTGTTTATTTCGCCACTAGCTAAATAAGTAATAGTATATTCATAACGCTGACTATTACCTGTTACAGCTGCTCTAAATGAAGTTAATTTTTTACTTGTATTTGCTGTAGTTGTATAGACAATATTGTCATAAATCACATTATTGTCTTTATAGTAGGTTACAAAACCAGTAGCGTCATATGTTATATCTGTACTACTACTATAAGTTTCTGGAAATTGTGCAACATTATCTACATAGTGCTTTACAGCATATTCTGTAGGAATAGCTTGATTACTAAATCCGCTTAATAGATTATCGCTGCTAAATTCATTAATAGTCTCGCCAAGCTGCGCACCAATACTACCAAGCCTTAAACTGCTTAAGCCACTTAAATCAAATGCACTAGCATTTAGCGTTGCGCGACCAGTGGCTTGATCAATTTTGAAATATTCACCAACTCTAAAATTACCGTCTTGGTCCGTACTTACATAGAATACTCGTCCTGGGAATACTTCTTCAACTTCATTACCTTGACTAGCGGCTTGAGTTGGAGTATTAGGATAATTAGTGGTTGAGACACCGCCTGTACCAATACTTAAAAAATCATGTCCTGTTAATCTAATTTGAGAATACTTAGATCTAATAGTAGTTATTTTTGCTGTATCGCTGCCAGTTAATTTTTCCTGCGCTAAAACTACCGCAATTATACTAGTATTATCGGTATATGTGCCTGTTACACTTTGTATAACATAAGCGGAAGTATCCTCTTCAATTTGTATACTTTGACCTGGTTTTGGTAGTGCAGTTAATGTATTCATAACCAACACAAAACCTTTTTGAAACTCTAGTGCTCCAGTAGCTACTGTAGCAGTACCGCCAGCAGTACTAGTAATGCTGTCGCCAGAAGTCCAGGTGCCCGTATAGTTTCTTACATATACTTTTCCAGCAGTAAGTTGGCTATTAGTAATAATTGCTGTAGCACCAGTAGTAGTATTGGTAATAGTATCACCAACTGCAAAATTACCGCTAACATTCGCAATGTTTAACTGTCTGCCAAAGATTCTACCAGTTATAGGTGTTTCACCAGTATCAAATCCACGACTTGTAGCACCCCAAGTACCATAACTATTATTACCATTAAGAGCGCGTATATGTCCGCCACCAGTACTTGAATATCCAAAGTAACAGTAATAGGTAAAACAACTTACAATTTCTGCACGCCCGCCATCCTTTACCCAATAACCTACGCCGTTATCACTTATAACAGTGTATCCATGAAAAATCATTGATTTATAACCAGTACTTGGGCTACTACCGTCAACAAGCGCACCAATTCCTCCAGTTAATATAGCTGTACACTCTAATATATAGGGTGACTTAGTAGTTACTGGACTACTTGGGTTTAGTCTTGCTACTACTCCTTTTATAGTACTTGTTGTAATATCTGCTGGAGTTAATCCCGGAACCCAACCAGTCATACCTTTAAAAGTCATCTTATTAAGAATAGACCCATCTGACATATAAAACATAGTACTTTGATTATTAGGTGTTACCCCATCATCGCTATTACCAGCTTTAGGTTGAATATTTACAGTTCGTTGATTATCTCCTACAATAGCTACATTTGCCGGAACCGTAATAGGTAGTTGCTCACTGTAGGTACCGCTTTTAACATATATAGTACTACCAGTAGGCACATTTGCACATGCATATTTAAGTGTTAAGAATGGAGTACTTAAACTATTACCAGAGCCTAATTGGTCAGCTCCATGAGAGGCCACATAATAAACATTGGCACTAGCTGTATTTTGAATTAAAATTGGGGACCAATAAGTAGTATTGGTTGGTAAATTTCCTGTACTTGGTGTATTATTAATATATTGGTATATACTTCCAGAATAGCTTACAGTACTACCGCGACCATACTCAGAACTATTATTATAGGCGCCTTCCCAAAATAGTCCACTAGCTAATAGTCCCCAGAACTGAGCGTTACTGGTCAATGTACCCGTTGTCTTGGCTGTACTAATATATACGTAGCCATTACCCTTATAAAATACTACATCATTAAATTGATATTCAGTACTAGAGCTCCAAGTGCCTTTAAACTGAAATCTAATCTTGCCTAAATCTAAAATTTGAGCCATTATTTGTACTCCATTAACAGTCGGCCAGAACTTGTTATACTAAATTTAATAGTATCGCTGGACCAAAAATATATTAGATAGTCTTGTGCACTTGTTGCATATTCATCTGGTAAGTAAACTACGCTACCGTCTACACCATTATCAAAATCAAAATAAAGCTGACCATTAGGAGCATCCATTCTAAACCCATAAAATGCTTTATCAGCATAATCATGTCCTGTGGTAGCATTATAGCCTGCATAAATTCCACCTGCCATTATGATACTCCTTCTAAATACGATACTATTATTTCAAATGCATTATTATCACTAGCATTAGCACTAATAGTATCACCTACTTCTAATATCAGCTTATTACCTGCTATGAAATCTACATATTGGCCGGCTTCTATGCGTCTAGCTTTTGCTATATGTGCACTGGTGCCGCCGCTTTTATTTATTTTTATGGTAATAGGTAATACTGACCCATATACATTAGTAGTTATTAAACCTATAACTACTGTTTTTGAACTTGGTGTAAATACTGTTACATTAGTAGTACCTATACCAGTTTTTATTGCGCTTTTAAATGCTGTTGGCATAGTTTACCCCAATGCAATTGCGGCAACCACGCTTTGATCGCCGATTAATATATCTGTTTCTACTTTAGTATAACTGTTTGTTAAACTTTCTGCAAAATAAACTACAAATCTTACGCTGTCTCCAGCCGCACAAGCCTGCGCTAGTGTGACACTAGTAGCATTTGTTGCAGTAAAGTCAGAAGTTAATAGGGTGCTACCATTTAAAACAACATCAATAAATCCTACTGGATAGCCTCCAGGAATTGAAAAAGTAGTTTGTCCACTAGTTGCTGTAACTTCATAAACAGACCTAGCCTGGGCACCGCCGCTACCGGCGGCCGGACCTGATCCGCCGCTAATAGTTCTGACTATCCCTTGGTCATCCTTATAATAAATTACGCCATCAGCATAATTTATCGCTATTTCTCCAACATCTAACTGGGCCGCTGTTGGAACGGCCCCGGCTGTGCCACTTCGCTTAATCTTTATAAGTGACATAGTAATTCCTTAGAATGTTCCGCCGTCAATTGTAGCTATTGAAGCACTACCGCTAGTTACTGTAAACTGTGTTGAATCAAAGCTTGCAAGACCATTAACTGCTGTTGTAGCTATAGGAATTGATGAATTTGCAGCAGCTGTTAATCTACCTTTACTATCAACTGTAAATGTGGCTACACTAGTACTACTACCATAAGATGCCGCTGTAACTGTTGTATTTGCCAGTGTTAATGTAGCACTTACATTAGCTGTGCCGTCAACCCCTGTAAGTGAAGCTGAAGCATCTCCAGTTAAACTTAAATCTCTAGCAGTTGCCCATTTAGTAGCTGTAGCAGCATTACCATTTAATGAACCATTAAATTGTCCAGCAGTAACGTTTTTATTAAAATCCCAAGTATCTGTGCTGCTAACATATAATAAAGTAGCAGCTGCTCCTGCCACTGTTAGTCCTGCCCCATTTGCTTGAGCAGCTGTAGTAGCATCTTTTGCTAGTGTTAAGTTAACATCACTAATTGCCACAGCGGTAGAATTAACTGTAACGGTTGTACCTTGTACTGTTAAATTACCAGTAATTGTAGCATTACCTGTTATACTTACATTAGTTGCTGTAATATCGTCACTATTAAATGTTCCGCTTACAGTTAAATTATTAGTAACAGTTGCACTATCTAACGTACTTGCTCCTGCTACACTAAGTGTACCAGCTACTGCTGTATTACCTGTTGCAGATGCTACTGTAAATTTATTTGTTGCAACGCTAAAATTTCCTGCTACATCTAATGCGCCACTAAAACCAATTGCTCCTGTTACACTAAGTGTGCCGGCAACTACTGTGTTACCTGTAGTTGCATCTACAGTAAATTTATTAGTATTTACAGCTAAATTACTGGCTACTCCAAGAGTGCCTGCAATAGCAGTATTACCAGTTGTAGCCGCTATAGTAAATTTATTAGTATTTACGCTGACATCACCTGTTATACCCACTGTACTTCCAAAGGTAGAAGCTCCTGTGTGACTACTTGTTCCTGTTACTGCAAAAGTACCTGCAACTGCAGTGTTTCCTGTGATCGCATCAACTGTAAATTTATTTGTATTTACTGCTAAATTACCAGTAATACTAGCCGCACCACCAATATTTACAGCACCGGCAATACCTGCACCACCAGCTACAATTAATGAGCCTGTTGTAGTACTAGTACTAGCAGTAGTTTGTAGCAGTTTTAAACTACTGGCATTTAACTGAGCTACTTCTATATTTGTGCTAAGTCCAGTAGCAGCATAGAAATGTAATATATCGTCACTACTACCAGGACTAGATTCGGCAATGATATATGTTAGGCCGTCTACGCTGCGAACTCCACCTAAACTAGTCCAATTAGTCCCGTTATATCCTTCATACTGACTAGTATCTGTATTATATCTTACTGTACCTGTTAGACTTGGGCCGCGTTGAGCACTAGTACCACTAGGTATTACTAGTCCATTTGTACCAATTACTTGAACATAACCGCTGCCATTAGGATCTAGTAGTAAGTTTCCATCGGTGTCAGTACTGCTTATAGTATTTCCGTCAAGATCGATATTATCTACTTTGAAATTATCAACCTTTTTGTTAGCATCTACAATAAGTGCACTGTTAGCAGTTAACGTACCGTGCACATGGTCCATCATGTCAGTAAAGTACTTGCCACCAATTATAAATTGTGGGGCACCACCACTAACTTCTGTACCAAAACCTATATATAAGCGTTCGCCACCATTTGCTTGTGTACCTGTACCCGCAGAATAAGCTAGCTCACCACTACCTAGAGTTGCTGGTGCTACAGAGGTATTAGAACGCTTGATACGAATAATTGAAGCCATTTATTATCTCCGATTAATAGTAGCCACCTTCCATATTTTGGGCATCAAGAGTTGTTGTTGCTACCCATTTCTGCGATGTTGAATTATAAACTAATATGCCACCATTTGTTAAACTTGAAACATCTACGTTGCTAAGACCTTGTAATGTTGTTACACCTTGTGGGCCTATCATACCTGCTATAACAACTTTAGGTTCTTTTCTATCTATTACTACTGTATTATTTTTTTCGGTTACAATTACTTCAGTACTCATCTTGTAACCTCCTGAACTAGTGTTAAGTTACCCGCTAAAAATGTGGTAACTACTCCGCTAGGATTTGTTAGCTCTAAACTATATACTGCTGTTGGAAAAGCAAATGCTCTTGTTTGGGCAGGAAGCATTGTAATACTTATAGTATAATTTTGTTCATCTATAAGTATGCCACCATTACTGCTAGTTAATTCTGCTATAGTTGTAGTACTATCTAGTGTTTCTCGTATTTGCATTTGTGCAGTATATCCAGTTAATGGAACGGGCAAGTTCCACTCTAATATTCCGCCACTAGTATAATTTGAAAATCCGGTACTATTTAGTTGATTAATAGTAGCTGTATTAGTAGTTACTTCTGTAATCAAATAATAATCATCTTCAGCAGGTTGATTTATTTCTTTCATGCCTGCTACGCCAGTTACTCGTACTCGCCAATTCACAGGTATATTATGATTAGCACTAGTTGTAATTACACATGGAGCACTTTTAGCTATATTGCTAATAGTAGCATAACTTTTGGTTTGACTTTCCCAACGAAATGTTTCAAAAAATGTGCTACCTTGATAAATTTTATAATTAATTTTGGCGGGTGTCATTGTTTTACACCTTTACCTTTCGCAGTGCTGCTAATTTTTTAAAACTGTTTAACTCTGTAGTTAGTGCAGCTACATCTTGCTGCAGTTTATTGTTTTCTATACTAAACTTGGTTAATTGGCTGTTTAACTCTACGATTTCATTTTGTAATTTAGTAAGTTCTTCAGTTAATTTGGAGTTTTGTGTACCCATACGTTCTAACTCATCATGCATCATCTTGATAACACTGGTTTCCGCATCAGTACTACGCCACTCTTTTAACAATTTCTGAATACCAACACCAAGGGCAATTAAAGCCATTCCTGCTACACTAATAGTTTGTACCAGGTTATGATTTTCTACTTCTACCATTGCAGCTCCTTTTCGTTAGCAGTGGTTAAGTTACAGGTTTAGTTGTAGCTAGTCTGCCAATTGATACTAGTGGCTCTGCTATTGTAAAGTAAAATTGTTCAAACCTTTTCTAATTCTTGTATATTATAACACAAGGGCAAAGACTTGTCAACTAGAAAAAATACCCTGCCCAATCGATATTGAGCAGGGTATTGACTAGAACTTTTTAAGTTCTTTGCTTACCGATTTGTGGTTTCCAAGTTGGTTTAGTCAACTCGGTCGCCAAGTCGGGGTAAATTTGTCAATCTAAATTTAGCTGGCTACAAAATACAGTGAGTTGATAGTAGCATTATCAGTACCAGCATCTACACTGCCATCTTTAAAATATTCTACAGCTACAGTATTGCTAGCTATAACTGCAAAGCTACCAGTCATAATTTGATTTGCACCACTACGCTGATCTTGAACTACGCCATTCTTTCTAATTCTAGCAAAATCATAATTTAGCTCGCTACTACTACTAATATTATAATATACTGTACCTCCACCATTTTGTACTATAAAATTAATATATGCAGTAGTGCCTTGTTGATTATTGTTGCTACTAGTTCCTGTTAGTGGACTAACTGAAGTTAAACCTCCGCTATAGTTCCACATACTACTGCCTGTAACAGTCATAGTTCCACTTGATGACGGTGCTGGAGGATTAATGTCCCAAACAACCTCTTTACTACTAGCAAATACTCCTGCTTTAGATGCTGTTATAGTAATATTTCTGTCGCCTTGCTCATCTCCTAAATTGCCTGACCACGAACCAGTTGCTGCACCTGCAGCTATAGTAAGCAAATTACTATATGTGCCATCATATAAATATGATCCGCTAAGTATAATATCAACTGACGTTGCTGACGAAACCGCACTAGTTAAATTAACAGTAATAGTATAAGGAACAGTACCACCAGTAACCGCTGTTAGAGGGTTAGGACTAACAGTAACAGAACTAATATCAGGTGCTGCGGGATTAACAGTTACAGTAGCTGTAGTTTGTGCTACCTTTTGTACATTATTAGCGCCCAGAGTATAGGTTGTTGTAGTTGTTGGACTAACAACTACACTACCGCTAGTTAGGGGGCTTAATGCTCCTACTCCTGGACTAATTTGAGCACTAGTAGCATTAGTAGTAGTATAACTAAGTGTAGTACTTTGTCCACTAGTTATTGTACTAGGATTTGCTGATAGAGATACTGATACTTCTGGTACAAGGGATGAACTAGTTAATGTAAGTGTGCCTGCAGAGTTAGAAGCAGTAAGTGTATAAGTTACATCTTCACCTACACTGTATTCAAGTATATAGCCACTACCAGTAATTCCTATATTATTATAGGCAAAACCATTGCTGCCTTCAATATTAACTACAGGCGTTGGACTGCCACTAATGCTCCAACTAGCTGCAATATTAGCATAGCCAGTGTGTGAAGCTGGACTAACACTAAAGGTGCCTGTAGGAGTGGACGCTGTACCAGGAATTAATATATCTCCGGTTTGAGTAGCTAAACTACCACCAACATACGCGGCTACTCTAAAATATTCATTAGTTTCATTAGCTGCGTCTGCGGCAGGTGTTACTGTAAATGAGTGTGTGCTAGTATCCGAATCTGAGGAGGTTGTTATGGAACTTGGACTTATAGTTATTTCACTGCTAGTAGCAGCAGTGCCGCTGCTAGGCGCGTCTACTTGTAGTGTAAAAACAGTATTTCTAATATTATATGCTGTAAAGGTTCCAGTATACTCCGTGCCTTCGTTCATACTGCCAGCCAAATTAGTTATGGTATAATTTGGTGCGCTATGAGCCACTACTTTTATATTATCACTAACTGCTAGTGGGGTACCACTAGAATTATTAGCTAGTATTCTAAACCACTCATCACCTTCTGCTATATAATCTTGATTAACCGTCATATATACATAACCGCTATAACTATTACTATTTACCGCTAGACTTGACGTAAAAGCTGAAAATTCACTAGCACTAGCAGCTGTACCTCCATTATTGGGTGGTTGTACACTAAAATATGCCGTATTTCCATCCCAGTTACTAGCGTTAAACTGTATTGCATACTGTACGCCTTCGGACAAATTACCTGGTGCTGCTCCAAAACTCCAAGCTGGCACTACTGTTTGACTAGTATCGTTAATAGTTACACTACTACTGCTATAAAATACATTGCTAAAATCACTGGTAGTAGACAGTTGCCAATAAAAGCTTTCCGCACTAGATTCAGTAAGTGCATCTGCTGTAGCAGTTATAGTTAAATTATTCGTACTTCTAGGCCACAAATTGTTCCAGCTACTACTAGTAGCTGTTGTAAAATCCGCACTAGTTGCATTACTAAGTACAAGTCTATAATAAATAGTTCTGTCTAAGGTATCTAGTAGTGTAAAGCTAAATGTAGCTGTGTCGCCTTCATTAATGCTGCTAGGTATACTCACTCCTTGTACTTGCGGGTTTGGAGTACCGGTCCATAGACTAACTCGTATATTAGGCGCATTATCAACTAAAGTAAATTGAGCAAAACCGGTTGTTGCATAGTTAGGTAAAAATTGATAACCTGCAGAGTATACAGCTATAGCTCCATAGTAGGTACCTGCCCCTAATGTAGTAGTTATTCTACTACTATGATTAACTCCTCGACCATCTACACCTAAATCATCTCCTAGACCACTAATGTGCATTAATGTTCCACTACTGCTATAGATAGCTATAGTAGTATCTGTACCATTAGGTGGAATAGGTATTTCATGTTCGGTGCTAAAAACTATTTCAGTTATACTGCTTAGGGTCCAGGTTACCCAATATACATTATTGAATAAGTATGCTCCGGTACTAACATTTAATGCTTTTCCTAGTGTATTCATTGCAATAGTTTCGGCAGTTGGTGCCGCTGTTACACTAGTATCCTTTATTAAAACACTTGCTGTAACAGTTGGGTAACTATCTAAAGTAATTACAAATGTTTCGTCACCTTCCGTGTTAACATCTGATGTAGCAGTGTAGTTTAGCACACTATTATTTGTAACTGTTCCGGTTAAAGCAGCTCCTCCTATATCCCCTTGAGTAACTCCAGTAATAGTATAAGCAAAACTACCTGCTTGGTTAGTAGTAAAGGTTATACTAAAACTTTGTCCTTCATTTACTTGGGAAACGCTACGTGTAAATGTCCTAATTACGGGTGTAGTACTGGTATCATTGACACTAATAGGACCTATTTGACCCCATTTATTGGCATCAACTGGGTTTCCGCTATTCCAAGTAGCAGTAGTAAAGAAATAAATAAAAAATTGTTCACTACCTTCAGTTGTTTGGTCTGCAGATAACGTAACAGTAATTGTTCTTTGTTCTCCAGCTCCAGTAGCACTAGTTATTAAATTATTAGCAGGAGTATAGCTAGCTACATCACCTCCTGTAAAACCGGCTCCGCCAACTACTTTAAAGTATATATTTTGTACTGAACTGTCTTGTATAGTAAATACACAAGTTACAGTATTACCTTCATCAACAGGAGAAGGTGTTATTGTAACATTGGATATACTTAAAGTAGGTGTTTGACTAGTATCATTTACGCTTACAGTAGGGGCTTCATATAGTAAATTAGTATAACTGCTATCGCTATAAAAACCTATTATAAAACTTTCAGCACCTGCTTCAGTAGTATAGTCCGTTTTAATTGTAATATCAGGTAAAGTTCGTTGAACTGAGCCAACTACTGTGTATATGGTTCCGTTTAACGCGGTATCCACATCATTAAGCTGAAAATTACCACTACCAGTAGTTTTCCAATAAACAGGTACATTAGCTACAGTGTGTGTTACAGTTACAGTTAAACTTAACGTTTTAGTAGTAGTTTCATTTAAGTATATTAAACCTGTTCCACTATCCACTGCAGGGCTTGAACTATAGAAGTCTACTGTGGCACCAGGTGCTTTGCTAGTATCATTAATTGTAATGCTTTGTGTATCATAAACAAAGTTTTCTGTATCGGCAATTTGTAGTACTAATGTTTCTGTACCTTCAGTTGTTAGATCATTGGCTATAGCCACAGTCCAGGTTCTGCGTTGAGCTAGCAATTCACCTCCAGAATATACATCTATAAGCTGAACATATCCGCTAGGCGTAATAGTTAAATCACTAGCTGTAATATTAATACTACTAGAAGATACCTGTAACTGAAAAGTTCTACCATCATAAAATGTTTCAAAAAATTGATTATATGTTGCAGTAACACTTATGTTTTGGCCTTCGTTTACATTTGTAGAACTAGCTGTTAAATCAACTTGTGAACCATCAGCAGCACCTTGACTGCTATCATTAACACCAATAGAAATACTAGGATTTAATCCATGGGATAGTGTTAATGTAAAGGTTTTAAAACCATCTGTACGACCATCTGCAGAAGTAGTAAATGTTTTACTTGTACTAGCGCTTTGAAAAGTTCCTGTTAAAGCCGGAAAAGATCCTGCTACATGTAAATTATTACCATCTAAACTATCGAAGGTATTGCCTACAGTATAGTTGAGCACAGTACCTGTGGCTACGTATGTTGTAGCTACGCTAATAGTAAAGCTATCGCCTTCATTAATATTTCCTGTTGCCGGTGTTCTAGACAAGGTATATGTAGCAGTAGGAGCGGCTGTATTAGTAACGGTAAATGTTAGTGATTTGATAACTAGCCCACTACCATCAAACAATTCAAATACATACTGTTCTGTGTCGTTAACTGCGTCTATAAGTGGGGTAAAAGTAACACTAGAACTATTACTTTGAACTGTCATTGTACCACTAGAATAATTTCCTGAAAAATCTGTACTTGTTAAAGTATCTCCAGTTAAGGTCCAATTAAATATACTACTATTAGGAACATTTGTAGTGGTTAGTGTTATAGTAAAAGTACTACCTTCTAATGGACTTGTTGGTGTTATGCTTAGACTGTAGGTAGCATTAGGAAATGTGCCGCCTCCACTAGTTGAATATCTGCCACCGTCACTAAGTATAACATAGTTTTGGGCATTGCCATAGGTAGCCCAGGTTTGCCCACTGGATGCCTCTGGTTCATAAAAGAACTGATTAAAATATGCCTTTGAAGTTATTCTATTACTACTATCTCTACTGTAGAATGTTTTAAATGTGTACTCCCAATATGGGTCACCTGATGCAATTGTATAAATTGGATCGGTCTGATCTTTTACTTTTACATAATAAGTAAAAGGAGGTAGTACATAAATAGGCTTAGTAATAGAACTAAATGGGCTAAAGTCATAAATATTGACTCCACCTGTAATTATACTGCCTATTCTAGGGTTTGAACCTATAAAATTGCCTCCACCAAAATATGGAAAAGGAGTGTAGCTATTAATAGCATATAGAGGTCTAAATGCCTGATAGTTGCTATCATAGATACATTGTGGTACACTATTAAAAATTTGTAGTCCGTAACCACTAGTACTATAGGCGTTAATATTTTCTGTACAAAATAAGTATACTTCTGGGGTATCACTAGCTGTGGGATTAATAGTTGATGGTACTAATACATCAACACTAAAACCAGATCCACTTTGCCAATATACTTGCGAAGAATAGAATATATTTATATTTGGCAGTGTGATTGCTGCATATCCGGTTTTTATAATACCATTATGATTTGGTATTGTATAATTAACAGTATATGCCCTAAAACTTTTCTGTGTGTATGTACTGCCACCATCAATAGATTCTTGAAAGTCTATTTGATATGGTCCGATTACACTACTAACTGTACCTTTAGCCATAAACCAAGGTTTAACATATGTGTCAGTTAATAGAAATTCATTATTTGAGTTAAAAGCTTGTAATCCGTATGCCATTATCGTATAAATACAAGTATTCTACTTGTACCTCTCTGAGTTATTCCACTTGGTTCACGATACTCTATTTGAGGCCAAAAATTATATAAATCAGCAGCATATACTCCCGATTTTATTTCATGCGTACCTTGAGTAAGAATTATGTAGTATAATGATTTACCTTTAAAATCTGGTAATGTACCATTATATATTTCACTATTTGTGTAAGAATTATCAAATCTAATATATTTCCAAGTATTAAATGTAGTAGTAACGGGCAAAGTAAATTGCCCGTAAAATACTCCACCGTTAGTACTTTCCGTAGAACTAAATTCTACTCTGCCTTGACTATCATATATTTCAAAACCGTAAGCCATTATGCTAAGTTTCCTATTTTAACTCGTAATACATTTGATTCATATATTTCTATTTTATTATTTGTTAAGACTGTTCTACTACTACCAGTATTATTTCCAATTTGCAAACGATTGGCGTCAATAGTTCCTTGAACTATTACATCACCGCTTAAATATTGACTTATAACACTCCAAGATCCTCCCAATCGTCTATAGCTGGTGCTTCCCTGGCCACTAATATACACTACTGCTACATCGCCATCAATAGGACCTGTTGTACGACCTGTAGCAGCATTAACTTCAGCATCTGTAGGTGCAGATATTGATTGACCGGATGCTCTTGCTATACTATAAGATCCAGAACCTGGAGTTCCTGGAGTTCCTGCACTTAAATAACCTATTGCTATAGGTGTATAGCTTGACCAAGTAATAGTAGTAGAATCTACTGCTGTTAATGTTTGGTTTGGATATGTTCCAGTCCAAGTAGCTGCATCAACTGTTAATGGGGCTGTTATTTCCCACAAATAATCGCCTGTGGTTTCTGCTATTGCAGTGCTAGCCGCGGCACTGCTGGTATACCAATAACCTTTGCTGCCAGCACTACCAACATTACCAACAATAGTTAAGCTACCTGCAGTATTTCCATCTACGGTATTCCAATAATATACAGAGCTAGTGGGTTTTGTAGGAGCACTAGCACTACTAGTCCAAGTATATATACTAGGTGCAGCACTTTTTTTGCCGTGTTGGCCTACCTGTCCTGCGGCACCATCGTTAGCTACTGCTATTGTAATAGTTTTTTCTGCACTGTTAGTACCATCACTAACAACTACTTTAACTTTTATAACTGAAGGAGTACCATTTGGTGTCATAATTACAGTAGCTGCATTTGCACTAAACGTAGCTGTACTATCAGGGCTTGTCCAAGTATAACTAGTTGGAGTAATATTTTGTGGTAGTGCAGTTAATGACAGCGTAGTTGGGCTGTAGCTACTAGTATTAGTATTATATCTTAATCCTGCTGCACCACTAATATCTACGCCTCTGGCTGGTGTACCTGGCAACCCTGGTGTACCATTATTAGATATTGCTATTGTAATAGTTTTTTCAGCACTATTAGTTCCATCAGTAACCACAACTTTTACTGTTATCGAAGACGGAGTGCCGTTAGGTGTCATAACAATAGTAGCACCGCTCTGTCCGCTAAACGTAGCTGTACTATCAGGGCTTGTCCAAGTATAACTAGTTGGAGTAATATTTTGTGGTAGCGCTGTTAAAGTTACGCTTGCAGGACTATAGGTATTAGTAGTAGTATTATAATTAATGCTAGCCGCACCACTTATATCGACCCCTCTAGCTGGATTGCCAGTGTCTCCTTTTTGTGCGACTTTTACAGGATTTGACCATGATCCAAGAGTTATTTGTGTACCTGGTGTAGAGCTGCTAGCTACAGCTGTGGTCATAAATACTGCGCCTGGGACGGCAGGTATAGCTGGCATTGTTAAAGACCAACCAGCAGTACCTCCACTCTGAGTACCTAATACTGCCCCTGTAATAGTATACAGAACACTTGTTGGCTTAGTAGGAGTGCTACCATCTGCCGTGGCTAAGTATAACTCTACTCTTTCTTGAGCACTACCATCACTACCCTGTACTGCGTCAATAAATGGAGTACTCCATGTACCACCAGCATTTGTTGTCGTGCCTGGATTTACTACAAATGTATATTCCGTGGCATAGGTAGGAATAGTTGATACAGCTGGTTGAGTTATACTCCAATCAACAGGTGCAGTTAGTACTCCTGTACTAGCATTAAAATTTCCACCAGTAGGAGCACCTGGTGCGATGGCAACTTGTCGCCAAACTCTTGCTGTATAAACTACTTTTCCATCTGTACCGTTTTGTGAAACTTTTACTGGAGCTGACCAAGTTAATGTATTGGTATTGTTTCCAGTTTTTCCACCTACAGCTACAGCTCTACTTTCCCAAATAGGATCGGTGCCACTAGGTATAGCAGCCGTCCACTCAATTGTATTTGGGATAGTACCTGTGGTTGGATTTGTTGTTAAAGATTTGGTAGTAAAACTATAAACTCCGCCAGTGGGATTAGTATTTTGTGGAGTAGAACTACGGTAAAATACACTAATTTCTGCAATACTTTCACCGTCGGAACCAGTAGCCCCTTCTACGCGTACAGGATTATCCCAAGTCCAGGTAGTACCATTAATACTAAATCCAGTACTAGAATATAGCGGATTTGTACCGGTTGCATCCGCTACTGTCGTACTCCAGCCAGAATTAACTCCTGTTCCTGTAGGTGGATTATCTGTAGAAGTAGGCTTATCACTAGGGCCTAGTACTGTGGCGCTTCGCTTAAAAATAATATCTACACTGGTGCCACTGGGACCTTCTTGTGCTGTTTTTACTGGAGTTGACCAAGTTAATATATTGTCAACTGTAGTTGGTGCTGTAACCGCCGCCGTAGTTCTGATTTCCCAAATAGGCGTAGTACCGACAGGTATATAACTATACCACGTGACATTTCCTCCAGTAGGTACAGTTAAAGTTTTATTACTAAAATCATAACTACCACCAGTTATACTAGTAGAACTTAAGTCATTAGCAGTTCTAGTAAATGCGCTAATTTCTGCGACGCTTTCACCATTGCTACCAGTAGTACCCTCTACCTGAACAGCAGTATCCCAGACCCAAGTGGTTCCTCCGTCACTACTATAGCCAGTACTGGACCATAGTATTCCTGTACCAGGAGCAGTAGATACAGTTGTAGACCAGTTAATGTTAGGTGGATTATTAGTACCAGTTAATGCTGGAGGAGATGATCCTCTGGCGAATACAATATCTACACTAGTTCCACTATCGCCTTTAGTCCCTTTAAATACTACTGGTACTTCTTCTCTGTCTAATTGTGTATAATTGTCAACACTATTTTTATATAATAGCTTTAAATTAACACTACTTTTATCTAAACTATTAGCTAATACAACGCTAACATATCCTAAAGCTGGTAGTAGTTGGGCGCTTGCATCAGTATTTGGCGGCTCTTGGTCTGGACTATTCCACTGTATATAATATAAACTTTGATCAGTTAACAGTGCAGCAGTATTATTACCAACAGTTTTGTAGACACTAAATATTAAATTTCCTGGTGTATGTATTCCATCTGTACCAACATCTGAACTTTGTTTGCTAATAGCTTTTGCATTGGGCTTTATTTGATAAATAACGGCATCTTTGCCAATTATTCCAGCTTTATTTCTACTCAAACTAAAACGCTCGGTAAATAATTGGCTATCACTGGTTTGACGAGCAGTAATATCTACATATCCACTATCGCTACTCAATTCAACAATATCAACAATTGCTGTACCACTAGTAGCAGTAAGTGCTCCATTTGTAGTGCCTGTACCGGTTCTATCACTAGTGTCACCAGTTCCACGATATTTTATATTTTGTAGGCCACTAACATAAAATGTAAATCCACTAGTTTGTAGTACTCCATTTTTATAAACTTCTATTGTAGTGCTGGCGCCTGTATAAACTGCCCCAGTACCATCTGCTGCTGTAGGCACAGCATGGAAATCATTAGTTAATTGTGCATCAATATTTGTACCATCTGCACCATCCTGTACGCGATTAACTGTTAATACTTTAGAAAGTGTAGTACCAGCAACTGTAGCTGTAATAGTGGCATAAGCTTGATTAGCAACTATTTCTGTAGCTTTTATATATCCAGCAGGTTTACCATTGACAGGATTATTTGCAGCTATGTTAATTGTTAATGTACTATTAAAACCACTTTGACTATTTACCGCAAAAGCTACTACCGGTGCTGAAAGTTGTGTAGTACCTTCTACTACAACCGCTTCACTCTCTATTGGTAACCCGCTAATAACCAAACCAGTTTTATCTAGCGTAACTGTTTGATTTTCATTAATTAAACCCATAGCCAATGAGTCACTACCTTCTTTAAGATAGTAAATACTCATCAAGTCACTTACATTAATTGTACTACCTACTATACCACTTTCCGCAACTACCTTAAATAATTTAAATTGTGGAGTAGCACCGGTAAAAAAGCTGTTACTTATAGTTAATTCATCTTTACCGGCATTTAGTGTAGTACCTGTAAAAGTACCATTTGTATAACCACTTCCTGTTCCTTCTATTGGAGTATTTGTACCATTGGGATCTAGCGTCCAAGTGTATGTAGGATTAGTAATATTACTAGCTGTTGCAGTAATTTTTAGATTGGCGGGACTCTTACTACTGCCACTACTATCTTCTGTTAGTACAAATACTTGTCCAGTAGCAGTTAACACTACTAGAGGTGCTGTTTGACCTGGCCTACGCTTGCTAACATTTAATACTTGTTCAATTGTTATAGTATTAGCATTATTTAATGGATCTGTATATGTTGCTTGTAGTGTTATCGTACCTGTTAAATCAGTAAGTGCACTAACAGTATAAACATTTTTTGAAGATTCTTCAGTGCTAAAACTTGCTTCTACTCCTCCTGTAGCTACTGGTTCTGGAGGAAGTCCGCTGGTTTTAATACTATAACTTACGTCACTACTTGTACTAATATCTTGGCTATATCTGTATACTTTGAATTCGCCAATAGCATCTGTAAATACTCCGTTACTACCATTTTCATCTGTTGGTATCTCTATAGGATCTCTTGTTAGAAACCCTTGTAATGGTAGAGCAACGTCTAGCGTTATTCCTGTTTGCTCGCTGGAAACTCCTCCAACTATAGGTAAATATGTGTATTGATTTGGCTGTATTTTACTTATAAAAGCATACTTAATATAATATACAGTATTATCTGCTAAAGGGTCAGTGCTAGTCTGGCTTAATTTATCAATAGCTAAATAACCCTGAAAAGGTCCGTTATAATACAGCTCGTCAACCGTTGGGGTACTACTACCCCAACTTTCATCACTTATCCATACTTTTAAACCCTGCAAATCAGTACGAATATCATTTTGTACGGCTTGAGTAGTTCCGCCACTATCAACATCATCTACATTATAAGCATTAGTTGGCTGGTCAAAATATAAATTTAATGATTTATATCCAGGTGTAATTCTTAATGCCATATTAAATTCCTACTGAATTGTTTTTATTAAAATAGACCCTACTGCACTAGTACTACTATAATTATTTGTACGATCTACGGCCCTGCACGCTATTCTGTAATTTATACCCGATGCAGAAATAAGTATATTAGTAGGACTTGGCTTAAAATCTAATAAATTAAATACTGCTTGAGTTTTGCTACGAGCAGTTAATATATTAATAGTATCTATAATATTCCAAAAATCACCACTACCACTATTTTTATATATTCTAAATTCATAGGTTTCAAAATCGCTAGGTTCTGTATTAGTGCCTGTTAACACTGGCTTTACATATACAAACGTATCTTGAAATGTTATACTTAAATCATTTGGCACAAAACTATTGCTTGTTTTACCTGTTACTTGTATAAGTTGCTCTGTAGTCCATGGACCAAATATACTCATAGTATTATTAGTATATCTAGCTCTTATCTTATACAGTCCATTAGTTTTTAATCCAGTAATAGTAATACTACTGCTATCTTTTTCCACATAGTAGGCATTTGTAACTAAATTAAGGTCAAACAGTGCGGTAGACTCTATTAAATCTATTTGAATCCTACTAGCATTATTTACTTTACTTGGCGGACTTGCAAAACTAATTATTAAAGTATTTGTATAGTTACCAGTTGAAATTTGCTCACTAATAATATTACTAGTATTAACGCTAATAATATCTGGTGTTTCAGATATTGTATTTTTTACTATATCAATATTATTAAATGTAATATTACTGTTAAATGTAGTACTTAAACTATCAATATTTGTTGTGTATATATCTTCTGCATAATCACATAGTGTCATTCTAGCACTAGTGTTATCCATAGGTTCTATGGTTAGTACTACTAGATCTTGGCTTACTTTATTAGTTTCGCCTAACATTACCAAGTTATCTACTTCAACTCCTATTAAAGAACCTGTACAACGAACCGTATCATAGTAATTACTAGCGGTGGCTACTACTCCGCCACTAAGTGGCTGAATGGTTACAGTTGTACTAGGTACCTGTGTAATACCAGTACTACTAGGATTTTTCCTAATTAACATTTGATAAGTCTTTGTGCTATCAAACAATATAGCTTCGGTTAACACAATATCAGTGCCACTTATAGATTTAACTCTAGCACTGCCTGTTCCCCACATTGGCAGGTCATGTGTAACTTTTACTTTATCGCCACGGCTACATACTAAGTACTCAAAGTCTGCATTTAAAGTATAAATTTCTGGCCGTTTATGTAGCTGTGCAAAGTGCCACTTAGCAAAAAACTGCACTTGGCTAAGATTAGTTACTCCTGGAAACTGTATTGTTTCAAACTGTTCTGCACGCTTTATACTACCACTAGCTGTTTCAGCATAACCCCAATCATAGACTATGGTTTCATCAACTTGATAGGCTTTTGCTTCATTTGGAAAACTAATTCTAAAAGCATGCGGTATACGTACGAGTGCTTTAGTACTCTCAAAGCCCCAGCTATTATGTGGAGTAAAGTGTTGTACTGTATAAGGTCTAGCCTCATCTACAACTACACTCCACTGTCCGTTAACAAATGTAGGACTTGCCATACCAGCAGCACAAATATCTTTGAGTAGTTCCATTAAGTTTTGTGTACTGTTAATAACATTGTTATAGTATAATTTTGGCTTACCAGTTACTGGAGTAATGGGTAGATTTGTTACTGGATTTAAATTATTGCAAAACGAGTGCCACTTTTGCAAGGCAGTTAAATTAATATCACTATCAGCTACTGGAAACGCATTTGCTGTATGCTGTAAAACATACCTAAATAGACTAGCTGGATTATTAGTTGTTCTCTCTACCCATGCTGTACCATCCCAATCTTTGGCAATAGTAGTTACCAAAGCATTTACACCTTCAATAGTACCATTTACTTTACTAGTACTCTGTACAACCACAGCAGTTCTAGCTAAGTTTCTATGATCTATTTGTGGTGTGGCACCATTTGTCCAAGTACGTTCTGGTAATGGTAACATTGGTTTTGTATTATGATCATATGCTGTAGCAGTATATAAATATGCTCGCCAAACATTGGTCCACTCACCGTCTTCTGGTACACTAGTAGTTAACCGCTTTACACCAACTGTATAGGTTGCGCGCTCTAGTGGTCCGTCTATAGGATATATAAAATTAAATCCGTCTTTTTTATTCTCATCAATAGTAATTGTTCTAATAATACTATTAGGATTTACGTTATTGATACCGTCCCAGATAAAGCTTATTCGTAAGGCTACACCACAATTAGAATCTGTTACACTAGCGTTACCTGTTTCGCGATTTGTACACTCTAGTGTAATGGTTTTAGTACCAGCTGTTATATATCGCTCCTGTCTTACACTATTTGTAGGCGTGGAAAATTCATTAACATTTGTGTCCCAAGTTGCTTGTGCACTTACACTATCTACACCAGTAATACCAAGAGCCGCCCAGTTATCACCAGCTAAATCTATTGTATAATATCCTGTGTATGGGAAGTTAACTGAAGCTGTTAAAGTAACATTTTTAGTTGTAAGTGGAACTGTGCCGTTAGAGCTTGCCCATACGGCATTTTGCTTTAAGAATGTATTTTTCCAAGCTGTACTAGTTACATTTACTACTCCAGTAGTAAATGTGCTGTCTGCAGTTAAACCACTTGTACCAGTTAAAAATATTAATCGTTCTGTTTCTGTAGTACTTATACCGGAACTTACTGATCCGCTAGTTATTGTTATGGTATTGCCACTATAAGTATTAACAGTTAATCCTGTAAATGTATATCCATAAGCTGCGCGTAAATCTTGATATGCAGTTATTCCACTACTAGACTGGGTATAACTAGCTAATTTTAAATAATTATTAGGTACTGATGGTTCCCATAAATAGGCATCTTCTCCAGTTGGTAATGTTGTTTTGATTAGTAGACTAGTATAACTAGTATAGTATAAATCTTCTGATATTGTGCTAGTTGGATTACCACCATTTACATCACTTATACTTCCACTAAAACTATATGCTGTACCATTTGGTGCTAATGCAACAACGGTTTTTCTATAGTAGCCTGTAGGAATAGTTCCTAGATTAATAGTTGCGTTGCTGGCTAGGCTAAATATTTTTATTAGGTTGGCAGTATTTGGGTCAGTACTCGTACTTAGACTGACTGCATTTCCTAATACATTCTCTTTGCCAATAGCTATGGCTAGCTTAACACTAGTAGTTGCGGTATCCCCACTTTTAGTGTTAATTTTTCTTAGTCCATCTGGAAAATTAAAAGCTATTTTTATTTCATCTGCTGGCTGATTAAATGTAAACCAAGTCCATTGTGGGCTTCCAGTAGTATTAGTTAACTCAACCGGACTACTAGGTTTTTGCTGTATATCTGTTGGATAGTAACTATTAAATATATTCTTTTCACTAGAGCTCTCTGTAGCATTACCTTCTAGCGTATAGTACACTTCCGTTGAACTGCCCTGTGCAATTAACTTACTAATAGGGGTACTACCTACACTAAGCGTACTACGATCTACGTATAGTGGGCCAAACCCCCAGATAACAATTAAACGTAATAAGCTAGTAGTTTCTAGTGTTTCTAGAAATGGCGCTGCTCCTAATAATCCTGTTACACGTTGACGACCTAGTACAACTGGTATCGAACCAAAAGGATTAGCTTGGTTTTGTGTACCACTAAACATATTAGTAGGTATGGCCTGTCCAGGATCTTTTGGTAGTCTAATTGGAAACGCTGCATTTACTAGTGCCATGCCTGCAAACTGTATTGCTAATGTAGCGCCTATTTTAAAAGCTGCTGGTACTGTAGCTGCTGTATATCCACTAGTATACATAGCCCCTTCGGCTGCAATAGCTGCTTCGCCGCCAATTGAGTTTGCTATATATGCTCCAACATCTCCACCAAAGTAGTAAGCAGCAACTATAACTGCTATCATAGCAATAGTGCGTAACCCGCCCCTACCCTGTGCAACCACACGATAGTTTACAACAGTATCTTTAGTAAAATAAGTATTGATCCAACGATCTTGTGGCAGTGGAACACCGTCTACCATAAGTATTAAACGTTTTTCTTGATCGGTACTTAACCCATACTTTACAGTTAAATAATCAGCAAACGCTTGTGCGTTTGCACCTTCTATAGCTGTTTCCACTACAGTGTTCCACTGTAGTGGATGTGGCATACCTACTGCTGGTAGTGTAAAATGTTCAGTATATCTGTAAAAGCCCTGCAGCCTATTAAACCAGCGAGGGTTATTAATATTTTCTACTACACTGTCTTTGCCGTCACGACTGTGTAAAAAGCTTCCATTGTCGATGTATACGCCTACATGACTAGGCTCGCCCATTATACTAAATAGGCATAAATCACCAGGCTGTGGATTCTCAACTTTAGTCCAGGTGTCTTTATAATAGTTAATGGCAGCTACAACCTTAGGGTCGTAGCTGCCACTGTATAATTCTGTATAACTAGGTAATTCAATGCCTAGTTCTTGCTTGTAAAATAGTCTAGCTAATCCCCAGCAATCTATACCGGTTTCATCTCTACCATTTTCTTTATATGGTAATCCTATATAACGGTCATAATTCATTAGAATAACCCCGGAAAATAACTAGGTGTAAAATTAAAGCTAGGGAAAGGCTCGCGACTAAAGCTAATCATATCTAATTGCAAACTAATAGATTGTGCATTATAAGTGGCACTGGTAATATAAAAATTACTAAAGCTTGCTTCTATGTTAGTAGGAGAACTTGCTAAAACCATCTCTATTGTTACTTTTGTTGGCTGTGTTAAATATTTTCTAATTAGTGTTATTGCTTGCGGTGTAACGTAGTTTAGGGTAAGTGATAAACTACCTACTCCAGTTTCTTGTTCTGGTGGTAAGCCGATTTGCAGTGGTAAAAATATAAATTCTTGCAATTGACCGCCTACAGTTCTAGATACACCATAGATTACTTCGCTATCTGTGGTGTATCCCTCTTTAGTTTCTAATTCGTGTGTAGTCCAGCCAAGTGTAGAACCAGTTAATCTGCCTGTAAATGTATCGGCTAATCTAATAGGATGCAAACCATCAACTGGATCATCTATAGTAATAAGTGTTATTAATTGTTCTTCTGTTTCAGAAGAAAACATAGCCTTAATAGCGGCGGCAGATAAACTGTTTATTCTACTCATGGTAATATTTCAAATTGTAAATTAGTTTGCCAATATCCTGGTGCACGATACTGTAGTGCAAAAAATTGACCTTCTCCTTGTGGTATTAGTCTACATTCAACACTTGTACCTAATCTAGGATGTGTAAAATTAAATCGTTTTACTCCTAGTAGTGTGGTATTAATAAATGTTTCTAATGTCTGTGTTTGAGCAGTGGTCATAATAAAACTTAAATTCATAGTCGTAGGTCTACGACTACGCAATCTTTGTTTGGCGGGACCACTGTCCATATTAGAACGAATTATATTAATACCTACATTTTCTGTAAAGTCTTTTTGTGGGCTTTGTGGCAGCGTACTTGGCCATGTAGGTATTGCCATAATTATCTCCTTCCAACCATTTGTCCAATACCATAAGTATTAGAGAATGTTTGTTGTAGTGTACTACCTGTACGAGAAATTTCTCCAGCAACCATATCGCCTACAGTAACTTCTATGCGACGATTACCACGAGCATCTTTAGTTTCTTTAACATTAGCTTGTTGATTTGTGTTATTGTTTACTGTTACATAAACTTCTCCACTTCTACCGTTCATGGTAACAGGTATTGTTTTACCATCTGGTAGGGGTACTACGGCTTCAGAGTACTTACCTTCACCTACTAGTGCCATGTCTGCTTTATTAGTGCCATTAGCATAAGTAAATAGTGTAGGACGATCTATTATACCCCCCATAGCATACTTTTTAATAGGCATACCTAAATTAGCATAACCACCGTCAGCAAAACCAAATATGCTTTTAGCACTAGCAAATAGACTACCAATTATACCTTCACTGCCACCAGCTGCGCTAATAGATTTTCTCATTGTTTGCTGGACTTCATAGCGTAATAAATCTGACAAGAAACTATTTATCATGTCTTTAAAGTTAATTTTTCCTGTTTGTGCAAAATTAACTATTGCATCTTCCATTCGCTTCATGGTGTTTTCAAAAGCTGTGGCGTAATTAGCTTCTCTAGTTAAATCTTGAAGATTATTTCTAACCTGTAGTTTTGCGTCTTCGGCTGCTAGTACAATACGTTTACGGTTTTCTCTGGCGGCGTCTACTGCTGCTTTTCCAGACTCAACTGCAGCATTGTATGTATCTTCACCATCCTCCATTACGCCTTCTTCAAATCTTGTTTTAAGTAAACTACGTTCGGCGTCATCTATAGCTTTATCTGCTGCAGCTAAATCACGTTTAAGCTTTATTTCTACGCCTAAATCGCCAAGTCTAATTTTTTGATTTCTATAATCTTCGTCAGTAAGGCCCATACGAGTTCTTAATCGTTCAATTCTTTGATCTTCAAAATTTATAGAACTTTCAGTACGTTGTATTTCTGTTTCTAATATAGCTTGATTTCTAGTAAACGAAGCATCTAATAGTTTTTGCACTTCTGCAATATTAGTTACCGCTATTTGTATATTTTCTTTTACCTGTACAGCAGCTTCTTTATCCATACCAAGCTGTCTAAGCCTTCCATAGACACTAGATAAATTAGTGGATAATTTTACACGCTCCTTTAGTCCGGCAAGTTCAGCTTCATCAGCAGCATTAAGTCCAGTCTCATTGTAGCCTCGTTTTGCTTCTAATTCAGCTATTCGCTTTTTATCATTTAGTGTTTGTTTATCTAGAGCGGTCTGTTCTTGTATCCGCTTAAACTCTTCTAATTGTAATTGTAGTGTTCTTACGCGTCTATCTGCCAATATTCTTTGTGTTTCTGCTAAGGCGCTGGTTCCAATAATTTGTTCTTTTGTTAATTCCGCTAACTTTGTTTCTAATTCTACTTCTCTGGTTTTTAATAGTATTCGTTGATTAGCTTCAGCGTTTGCCTTTCTAGTGGCCTCTTGTTCATCAATTAATTGTTGTGCCCTAGTTTTCTTTTCACCAGCAGTTTTTATTTCTGTTTGTGTAGCTTCTATAACTTTAGCATCGCCTAATTTCTTAGCACCTTGTAATTTAATTTCTAGCGCTGCAAGGGTTTTATCAAACTCAAGTATTTTTTCCTGATCTTTTAATCTAGCAAGTATAAGCTGCATTTGTTCTTTAAATATATCTGCTTCTGGTCCTGTTGCCAAAACTTGTGCAGCATTATTAACACGATCATATGCATCTTGTAGAACTTTAGCTTTTTCAGCATATATAATACCAATTTGCTCTATACGTCCTTGAAATTCACTTCTAAGAATTTTATTAAAGGCGTCTTGCTGATTTTTATCTTTTTGGCTTGTTATTTTAAATATCTCGCCCAATTTATCTCTATAGTCAGCAGATTCTGGACGTTTCATTAATTCACCAATACTTTTCGTTCCACCTTTTAGCGCATCTTGTATAGATTTATTCACGTCTAGTACTTTTTGTGCACCTTTTTCTTCGTCCATTATATTTTCTAGTCTGCGTAAGTTTGGAGCACCTGTTTTACGTTCTTCAGCTAACCTAGCCAGAGTCATTTCTGCACGTAGACTTTCTAAAGCTAGAGTATTCATATGCTGTTCTAGTATCAGCTCTGTTTGTTGATTTAATAGTGCTGTTTCAATTTGTATCTGTTGCTTTTCTAAGTTCATTCTTGCTTGAACAGTTTCTACTGTTTTAGCTTCAGGTACTAATTCTAATATTACTTTACTGGCTTCTAATTTTAACTTACCTAATTCTAAGGAACTTTTCTTAATTAGTCCTTCAATAGCACGTTGAGTATTTTTTTCAATTATATCACGTAATTGATTCTGTTTTTCCAATAGTTTCGGTGTTAGCTTATCTAGTTCGCTAGTAGCACTATCAATAATTTGTTGTTGCGTTTCTCGTGCTTGGTCTACTTCGCCTTTAAATTCTTTGCGATTAGGACCAAATCCACTTCCCTTGCCTAAAGCTTTTTCCCTAAGAGTTAGTGTTCCTGCCGCAGGTAATTGTTCTAATGCGGTTTGTGCAGCATATATTTCTTTTCTAAACTGTTCTGCTTGTTTATTGATGCTTTCAAATTCAATGGTTACTTCACCAAAGCTTTGAATTAATTCGGGGCTAAATCCTTTTAATGAATCAATTTTATCTATGAAACTTGCTACGCCCATTTGTGTTAAATTATTATCACTATTAAGGGCTTTTAGCAATTGATTATTTAATTTTAAGCTATTTGTTAAAAATTCTGTTAACGGACTTTTATCACTAACACTATTTGCCAGACTCTGAAAAGATTTTGTAGTGGCTTCGGCCTGATCTTTCAGCTCTGTTAATATTTTATTTGATTGGCCAAATGTTTTATTAGCGTCCTTAGTAGCTTCATTGATTAAACCTATATTATTATCAAACTCTGCGTCACTGAGATCATCTAAGGCGCTACTAATATTTTTTACATTTAGTGGTAGTTTAGTATCAATGCCTAAAATGCTTCTATACTTTTCTTCTAGAGCTTTTCTTGCTGGCCCTGCTGGAGCTAGTTTAATAGCGGATACAATAGATTTTGCAACCTCACCGCCAGCTTTTTCATTTAAACTATCAAAACCTGGTACCCAATCAGCTATTTTATCAAAAAACTGATCCCACACAGTAGACTCAGCCTGTGCAGTTTTTAATCCTTCAACTGTTTTAGTCAATTGATCACTAAGATTATTAAAACTGTTTGTATACGCAATAATCGCATCTACGCTTAAACTATTTTGAAACTTTTTTGCTGTTTCTTCAGCGTTTTTATTAGCTTCTGATAATCTGTCTAGTTGATCGGTTAATTCTTTAACTGCTTTGCTATTTCCAGAAAATAGCATTTCACCTACTTGAAATATTGTATATGCTATAGCTACATAATTAAATAATTTACTAAAAGCATTAAAGGCTATTTCTGCTGCTCTAGCAATTGCAGTTAGTGATCCTACGCCAATTGTCTTAATTCTACCAAAAGTTGTAAGTTCTTTATTTGCTTTAGTTTCACTAATTAATTCACCAATACCACCAGCTAGTCCAAGTTTGTCTACATTTTGTACGACACGACTTTGTATGTCTAACTCTGCGCTTTTACGTTTTGCTTTTAGTGCTAGTTCTTCGCGTTGCCATAATTCGCTGCCCCATCTAGCACGGCTTTCCATGCTATCGTCTAAACCTTGACTAACGTCTGCTAGTTTCTTTTCAGCAGCTAAAACATTTTCGTTAGCTCGTAGCAATCTTTCTCGTGCAGCTGCTTGATCTTTCATAGAAGAAGTTTTGCCTTGCTCAAACTTCTGCTGTTGTTCAGTTAGTCTAGTAACTGTTTTTTCATTAAGCACATCTTCGGTAGTGGCTTGCTTAAACCAGCTGCTTTGAGCTGTTCGTTTATCTGTAGTTACGCCAGTTAATTGTTGCTGTGCTTCTTTTAATTCCTTTTTAGCTTTTTCAACATTTTCTCGCAATCCTGGAATACCTGCGGACTGAACTTTCTTAAGTGCAAAGGCTTCTTCAAAAGCAAAACTAATATCTTCGCTTTTCTTCTTTGCATCATCAGCACTGGCTTTAATAGCTTGACGCCATTTTAATAACTCTGGAAGTGCTTGACTGGTTATTTTTGCTGCGGCTAAAGCAATACCGGCACCAATTAATGCCGTATTATCTGCTAGTAACTTAGCAATAGGACCTACTATACTGTTAACTACACTAAGTATATTTTGAGCTGTATCTTTTAAACTAGCTAATAATTGATCATATGGATTTGCGGACTGTGCAATTTCTCCAAACTTATCGGTACCTTCTTTTAGCACAGCATTAGCAAATGCCTGACGACGTTCAAAATCTGTTAACTGACTCTCTGCTTTACCTAATTGGCGAGCATAATCTTCGCTTGCTTTACCAACTTTAGTAAAAATACCAAGTTCGTCTAATAATTCTGGCTCTAGTTTAGTTATACCGCGTGTTAATCTACTAACAGCATCGCTCATATTTAGGCCAAGAGCTTGACTAGCACCTTTTGCAACTTTACCTAATTGCATAAATTGTTCTGTGCTCATACCACTACTCAATGCTTTAGCAGTAGCCTCCATAGATTCGCGAAAACTAATAGCTCCATCACTAGCTCTGGCAAAATCTTTAGCAACACCGCCCATAGCAGTACCAGTAGCAGCACCTAACTGGCTTAAGCCTTTGATCATTATATCAGTGCCCATAGCATCACGCAATGCATTAAATGCAGCACTTACAGCAAATATATTAGCTGCCCAAGTAGCGTATAGGCGCACCAATCCACCAAGCCCACGAGCTTGATCTGAAAAATCTCTACCTGCAGCACCACCTCCACCGGTTACACCACGAGCGCGATTATAGTTACCTACTTCTGCACTTTCTGGATCAAGGCCTGCACGACGCATTGCCTGAGAGCCAGTTTTCGTGCCACGCATTAAATTCTGCGAACGCTCTAGTTGCTCATTTAGCTTTTTAGCGTCATTTGTACGACCTTTAATCGTATTGCCCCGATCTTGTACACTAAGATCAATATTTATCGTATTACCTGCCATATCAGCTCCAGGTGAATTTTTCTAGCTGCATAATATTTTATGCGAGATTACACCAAGTATACCACAAGGGTCACAAAATGTCAATAGTAAATATTACATGCGATAAAAAAGCCCGCTAGTTTTTTAACTCGCGGGCTTTCTGTTCTTGTTCTCGTTTTTTATTATACTGGTCTTGTCTAATGTTATCTATAGTTCTTATTACTTTAACTATAAAATTTCTATCACTAAGGTCTACTTCGCTATACTCTAATATTTCTGTTAGTCCTTGATAGCTTTTGCCAAGATATAATCCATTAAATCCTTCCCATTCGTCACGCAACATTCTATAAACTAAAAATGCTTGTTGTACTTCTACTGGGAAATCATCTAACTCAACGGGTATTTCTGCATCAACTGGCTGACTGCCTAGCATTTCGCACATTTCAAAATACTGCTGTTTTGTCATACCAGCTTGTTGATTTTGAAAATAGTTAGCTATTAACTTCTCTATTTCTTCGTACTGTTCATAGAAAAGTTTCCCAGATCACCAACCTGTTCACTAACAAAACTGTCAAAATCACTTGAATTCTTCATTAAGTATAAAGCATTTTCACTGGTATAATTTAGCTCATCTTCTGGATCTAGTTTACTAACATCTACGGGGGCTAGTTGCTCTAGATAACGAATTTTTAAACCAGTCCAGCCTTTTACAGCCTGTTCTACATACAGCTGTAAGAAAAGTTCGTCATTCAATTCTTCCTGAGGTTGACGATTTTTAAATGTTGTTTTAGTTGATTTTTTGCGAATATTAATTATAGTTTCACGACTGAGAAAACTTAAATTAATTTTGAAGCCTGGCATGCCAGGATATTCTACCTCAACGCTTTTTGAAGGTACTAATAGGGTTTTTAAACTTAGGTCTGCCATTTGTTTACTAGATTGATGAGGCTAGAGTAGTCTAGCCTCGGTTGATAAAACTTGTTAAGCTGCGTAGTATTTAATATTTAGTTCGTTAGCCTTAGCAATGTCAAAACTACCAGCAGTACTACCAGCTGCAGTAAAGTTAATAGTTGTTGAAACTACTTGCTCTGTGGCAATTGTAGGAATCTGTAATACGCCTGCAGGAATATCAAACTCTACATAATTACCACTAGTACCACCAACTTTAACATTAATATTATAAGCTGGGGCTACGTCAGTTTCTTTGCTGGCTAGTAGTGCACTCATTAAACTACCGGTACCTGTGCCAGTTCGTAAATATGCTGTTAAACTTCCACTTACTGCACGTGTACCTGTAAAATATGTTGCTGGCTGATTAACTGTACCAAGAATAGCTGGTGTTAAATAACTGACATTATTACTAATTGTTAAGTTACCGCCTGTTAGTGGAACACTATAGCTACTGCTTAACGTGGCTGTAGCTGCTGCACCACTACCGGCTCCACCGGCAAATGTAATTGCAGGAGCAGACGCATAACCAGCACCACTATCAGTAATAGCAATACCAGTAACTCCACCACCGCTAATTACTGCTGTACCTGTTGCAATTCTACCAACCCACTCTAATTCAGCTTCATTACTAGTTTCAACACCGCTTAAGTGACTAGGTGCTGTAGCACTTAAAGTATAAGGGCTAGTTCCAGTAACGTCTATTACCTTATAGTAGTTTCCGTTATTAGAAATATAGTCATTTAGTGCTACTGTTCCACCGGCGCTAAATGCTGTGGCAGTAAATGGTTCTGCAAAAGTTACTGTTGGTGCACTAGTGTAGCCGCTGCCACCACTACCTACAGTTACGCTTCCAACACTACCTGGACTAATCTGTGCCTCTACAGTACAAACACTTAATTTATTAGCAATAAATGGTGCTGTAGTTACTTTAGCAGTAAATGTTCCGATAACTGAGCCAGTCATATCAGTTCCACTAAAGCTTGGAGCTGTGACTTGTCTAATGCCTTTTGCTTGTCCTGCCCACTGAACGCTGGCAATTGCATCAATACCAAAATCAACTGTAGCTGTGTTTAATACGCAGTCATCAATAACAAATGCGGTTGAATCCATAACAATAATTAAGCCAAATTTTTGTAACTGGTGCTTATCACTGTTATCTAGTGTTACTTCTGCTGGGTTATCATATGTGCCATCTTTCCAAGCACCATTACCTGTACCAATAGTACCTGCGCTAAATAGCGCGTTCCATAATACGCCTTCTTCAGCTTTTGTAGTTGTGCTAGATTTATATGGGCGCATATAAGTAGTCATGTTGAAGTCAACAGGATCTAGCTGTGTATTAAATGTACGCTGTCCACGAACAGGTGTTGCACCACTTTCATTAAGTGTTACAGTTTCACTAGTAGTATTTTGGCTGAAGCCGAAACCGTCTAGTACTTGTAGCTCCCAAGTATTTGATCCACTCATAGCAGCAGCGGCATGAACTCCACTGGCAATTGCGGTACCAGTAAGATTTACCTGACCACTAGTAGCACCTACAGCAGTAGTAAAGAAAACTCTACTATTACGAATTAAATTAAAACTCATGTTTTTATCCTCTTAAGAGGTGTTCCAGCAGTCATTACTAGACGTTTATCTGTATTAGACCTTGTGAACACGGTTTGCTTACATGATCTGATAGCGAACCTGTAAGTTAATCTCGCCAACTGCATAGGGAGCTAAGAGGCCCTCGTCCGTAGTTATTGAGTCTATTAGTATTTCTGTTGTTTCATAATTTTTGTCTGCATCATAAATTAGTTGACGATTTGCATTTATGCAAGTTTCTAGGTCTCCTAATAATGCTTCTAGTTGCTCCTGCGAATTATCTTCGCTTTTGCAATATACTTTAACACATACTCCAAGCATGCCCCAGGCAAAATCTGCTGGATGATATTCACGCACTTCGGTACCAGGACTTAAATATACACTAGGAAAGTCATTGACTTCATCCCAAAATTTTAGTTTAGGATAACTTTGTTCCTGTAGGTTTGTTGTGTACGGACCTGTACCATCTATACTTTTAAATACTTCAGCCAAGGCACGCACTATTTGTACTCGTTTTGTCATATTAGTACGGCCCTTAATCTTGTTATTTTTGCCTGTGCTGCTACTTCGCGTATAGACTTAGAGATTAGCAGTTTAGGGTCTCTACTACGAGGTGTTTGCTGCTTTCCGCCTTCACTAAATGTCGCATAGGGGTTTCGCATATAATTATAAAATGCCGTAATCATTCCAGCTCTGCTTTGAGTTAATCGCTCAACTTTAACACTTTCAGCAAATCTACCACTACGTAAATTTAATATATCTCTACGGCTTCCCTGCCCCATATTTCTCTTAACAGTTTCAACTAAATTGCCGTTAAGTAAATTTTGAAGAGATGTTAGTTTACTTTCTGCAGAAACTTGTGTATCTATTACAGGTACGTTAGTTACAGGTAATTTTGGCGGAGCTTTAAAAGCTACTACTTTATTTACAAAACCTTGTATAACTGGTGCTCTTCGCTTCTTTACAGTTTTGCTAGTGGCCTTGCTACTAGTCTTAGTTTTGGGCGCTGTTTTTTGAGTAATTTTTGCAACTATAACTTTAGCTATATGCTCTACTAAACTATCACTACTTTTTCCTTTGATAAGTAACCTACTAAGCTGTGTTCCTAAGCCGGTGTTTAGCGCCGCCATCTGTGTGGATAAACGTTTCATTGTTTCTGCACTACTTTGCATGAAACTTTTACGTTCAGTTATAAAACCGCGCTTTTCATTGATTAGTGCATTTTCAAATTTTACAACATTTCCGCCAATACGTATAAATATTGCAGCAATATTTTCACCAAAATCTTTTTCTACTGTAATGTATTCACTTATTACATCAGTATTTGTAGCAAACTGTAACGCTGCTTGCTTACTAACATTAGCTGCTGCAGTTTTTTGAGTTGAGGCTGCTAAACTGGTAAAAATTATATTTAATAGTTTAGGACTATTGAATCTAACAACGGTATCTTTTTTATCACTCCAGCCAACTGCTACGTGCCCAAATTGCAAAAATTCTGAAACACTTTTGGTATTAGATATGCGACTTTTGTATTTTGATTTTTTTATTTCTTCTTTTAATAATTCTCTCAAATAATTACTTAATACCGCAAAATTTGAAAATAAAAAATATTTACGGTTATCATTATTTGGTGTATCAGTAATATATATTCTACCGTATTTTGCCAAACCTAATTTACTAAGACTTTGTTTTACAGTAGTGCCAGCGTTACCTGGAATTTGCGTACTTATATATAATGCATTTTCAAGATCAATTGTAATATCATGACTCGTTTTCTGTGTACAACCAGCCTGTAATACAGCTACAGCACCTTTGATAATATCTAATATTAGAGCTATTTCTTCATCACCTAACTTAGTATCTTTGAAATTAGCTAATACTTTTTCTTCATAATTTTCTTTGAGCGCAGACCGTAAATTTGTTTCTAAATCGTTATACTTGCGCAACTCTTTTTCAATATCAGTAAAATCTACTACTAACATACTAGGAAAAGTATTATCAATAATAGCTCGCCAATTTAAGCTTTCTCGCTTATATAGCCTAACGTCCTCGTACTCATTACCTTGCTCTCTATACTTACCTACTAAATTTAATAGTTCGCTAGCTATATTCTTTACTAGTCCTTCGTCTACATAATTAAAAAATAGTGCCATTACGCATAATCCGATACATATTGATCTAGTACGCGTTTAATATGTGCGGGAAAATTAGTAGTTGCTACATACTGTATTTGTGTAACATTAGGCGTTACATCACGATTTACATGTACCGCACTATTATTTTTCGAATAATATTCTACTAAGTCTAACACTGCTAGCTTTAAGTCTTCTGGAACAGTTTCATAACCTGCTGTATAAGTAACTCTATATCCTCGCATATATGGAAGAAATATGCTAGTATCTGTACAACGTATTAAATCGCCATCTTGTATCCAATTTGTATACTTAGTTAATTTACTATAAGTTTGGCCAAAATTTGTACTTTTAGATACTTCTTGTACAGTTACTACAGGTGTTTCTTTTAATACTAAGCTATCAAAACCGCCATCAAAATACTCTGTTTTAGCTTCGTCATAGTAGTCAGTAAAATTTCTGCGGCAGTAGGTTTTTACTAACTGACTAACCTTGGGTATTAATAAATCTATTTCAACATCTTTATTTGTACTAGTAATACCAAGGTAATTTTTATATTCTGCTCTAGTTATTAGGTCAGCCATAAACCCTCCTCTGTCTCTAAAGCCTAACCTGTTAAGCTTTAGAGACAGGACTCTTGCGAATCCTGTCTAATTACTAATTAAGCAATGTAACGAACTGTAGCAACGCCTTGACCATCAACTGTTGATAGTTGTGTCATGCCAATGCGCATGCTTGCTACTAGGATGCTGCGTTGCTCAGCAACGATGTCGTCGCTGTCAACACGCATACCGCGGTGTGTACCGCCTAGGAAGTTCATTGGGTTAACAATAACAGCAGCAGCCTCACCTGCAGCAGCAGCATTAAAGCTTGCGCTGACGATTACTGGTGTATTGCCAACGCTGCCGACTTGTCCTGTTAGGATTGTAGCAGCTGGTCCTGCTTTATCTACTGTTAAGAAGTTTGTATCTTCTAGTAGCTCATAGTAAGCCTGTGTGCTTACAAATAGTACTAGTTCGCTAGGATTTAATCCCCAGGCACCTAGTGCCTTACGAGCTGCCATTGCTTTAGCAACTGTAAACTTGTCAGCATTACTAATATCTAGTGTGCCACCAAAAGCATTAACTACTGTGTCATAGCTAGCTAGACCTTTAACTAATGCTGCTGTCTGACCACTTGTGCTACCAGCACCTGTACCATCGCCAAGTAACATGGCTTTGTCAAGTGTTTTAGCCATACGACGTGCCATTGCATCACGTACTAGTGGAAGAATAGGAATAATGCTATCTTCATCTTCTTCAAATGCAATAAACTCTTTTGTTGCTAGTTTATATGCGCTTAGTGTGATTTCTGTAATAGCATGTGTACGCTGTGTACCGCTGCTGTTACTTGTGCCAAAATCAGTACCAGCAACCCATGTTGCATTTGTACCTGTATCTGGGTTAACAGGAATCTTCATAACTGGTTGAGCCATAGCAATGCTACGAACAACTGGAGTTACTACTAGTTGACGACGCATTTCATTTTGAATTGTCGTGCTGACTTCTTCTTCCCAGCGCTCGTGTGGTAGGCGGAAAGCACCACCAAATGTAGCTGCTTTTTCTACTAAGGCTTTACCAAACTTGGTTTCACCAATACCTTTGCGCATGATCTTGGCTAGTAGAACTGCCTTTTCTTTGTCGCCATAAGCAATGTCGCCATCCTTTGGCTCGCTAAACTGCATGCGGCTACGCTGTAGGGCTTCGATTTCACCACTCTTGCTTTGTAGTTGCTCTAGCTCTTTGGCTTTTTCACGAATTGTAGCTTCTAGGCTTTCGATTGCTGATTTGTGCTCGTTAGCTTGATCTTCTAAACGCTTTTCAATATCGCCTAGTAAACGCTCTGCACCTGTGTCGACTGTTTGTACGACTGGAGCTTGTGGGGTAACGGCACTAACTGCAGCCTTGATTTTAGCTTGTAGGGCTTCTTCTTCAGCAGCCTTACGCTTGGCTTCATCAGCAGCTTTTGTTTGTGCTTCTAGTACAGCTTTAGCAGTTTGCTCAGCAGCTTTAGCAGCAGCATCTGCTAGTAATTTCTCTAACTCTTTTGGATCCATGTCCCATTCCTCATTTGTTGTGCTTTTTGCTGCTTTTGGGGTATCGAGCTTTTTAGCTGATGCCTTTGGTGCTGGCGCAAATTGCTGTTTAAATAAATCAAATTCTGCAGCTGTATCAAAAGCTTTAGCTAAGCTAAATAATGTATTTTGATTTGCTGGTACACTAACTACACTGATTTCATGTAGCTCTAGGTCTTTAACTAAAAACGTTTCTGTAGTATGGTCATAATCCGCATCACGAACTCTGAACCCTACGCTAAATGCACTTAATATACCCTTTTTAATCAGTTTGTATACATCACCTACTTCAGCAGGAATCTGCGCTCGAATCCACAAACCCTGATCTGTAACTTTATGCTCAACCATTTTACCGATTGGCATTTGATGATTGTGATAGGCTAGTATAATTGGATTTTTGAGATAGTTATGCAATCCCTCGTTCCACGCTTTCATAGGGATCACATCACCCTGACGATCACGATCTACTGTGCTAGCATATCCTTCAATAAAAATGCTATCATCAGACTCTGTACTAGCTGTAAACTTACTGCTTAAATAGAGTAATTTATCTAGCTTTTTGTCCATATTACTCCTTTGTCGTACTAGGCCTACCACCTTGAGATGGGTTGGCTGCTGAACCTGCTATGTTAGCAGGTATTCTTATAGTATCCTGACCTTCTAGTTTAGGATACCGTAATTCTATTCTAGCCTCATTAGGAGTAATAATACCTCCGTTAACTAATGAACTGTGATACGCTGCTACATCTTTTAGTTCGGGTTGCAGTGCGCTAACATTGCTAGTTACTGGGGCTACGTCATAGCCAAAGTAACGCTCAAGCGCGCTGTTATACAAACCTACTAGTGGTAGTACAGTTTCTAGGTAGAATAATCGTAAGTTAGGACTTATATTTGCGTTGTTGCCACCAGTTAATAATATGGGCGGTACACCAATAGTAGTCATTATACGCTCACTGTGTGTGCGCATGGCTACATCAAAATCTAAGTCACTAAAATTTTGATCGCTAAGTTTCTGCGGTTTAAGTCCACTATCTAGGATAATTGGTCTGCGTCCGCCGCTTTTAGCATTATATCTTTGTTGCCAGTAGCTAACTGTTTTTTCCTTAGCTGCTTGGCTTAGTGTATTTTCTGTAGTTAATACTAGTCCAAAAATAGTACCATTATCAAAGAATTTTTCTTGAAACTCTTGCATACTGTAGAGTATGTTTATATTCTCTAAACATGCCTCCAGTCGGCTAGCTCCACGATAAATACTATCTGAACTCAAATCTTTAAAGTAAAATACTTCACGTTCTGTAAAGTCTACTTTGCCAGTATATCTGTATCCACGAATATAAGTAACTGGGTCACTTAATATTTCTACATTATTAGCTGGCAGGTGATACATAAATGTACCATCAAAGTGTATAAAAGCATTACCGTCCAACAACAAGTCTTTGAAGAGCTCTTTGCGAAACTCTACTGCACTTTGATAGGGATTTGGTCTAAAGTTAAGCAGTGTAAGTAATGTTTTCTGACGAACGCCATTAACTACACCATCATGAACTTTGTCTTTTATATCATAGTCTAAACTAGCGCAAGCACTAACTACCATGTTAACAGCGCGATTAACGCTGTCTATATTTTTAAATGCTGTGCGATAGTTGTTGATACGAGCACTGCTTTGAATGCTGGTGCCCTCATCGTAGTGTATCTGCTGTTGAGCTGGATTAAGTTTCTCGCTAATCCAGCTACGAATTCTTTCTAACGCCATCTAAGCCCCCTGTGAACTCACTAAAGTAGCTGTTATAGCTGCTTCCGCGAAACACACTCTCACCACTTTGATGCTTTTGTTGTTGTAGTTCTATCCAATGTCGTTGCTTGTCTACACTGCTTGGTGCAGGACTTTTACCATAAATACCGTGTAGTTGTACATGGTGTCTATTACAGAGAGTATAGACTAAGTCATATATTTCTACATGGTGTTCTTGGATGAAACGATCGCGAACAGCTAGTATAGCTTCATCAGTGCTTATATCAATCCCATTAGCACGCGACCATACCTCTAGGAGGTGGGTGATACTGTGCAGGTGATGAAGTTCTAGTTCTAGGGTACTACTACAAATATAGCAATGTGGTTGCTTTGCGTAAGCAGATTTTGCTTTGTCACGAATCCACTTTACTGGTATGCGTTTATTTGTGTTTACTGCCATTGAATATTATTTCCATAATTTTGATAATTATAGCCTAAAAGGTACACAATTGTCAATAGGTAAATTTATAGTACCCTAAACCGCCTAACTTAAAACCTATACCTGCTTAAAAAAGTATTTGAAACCCAGACTAAAAGGGTGTATAATAGTAGTTTTAACTCAACAAAACAAATATATGAACAGCGGAATATATCAACTAACTTTTACTAGTGGTCACTACTATATTGGCAAAAGCGAAAATATACCCAAGCGCTGGGATACGCATACTCGTAACTTTGAGCAAGGTAAACACACACGCAAAATGCAGTGGGCTTATGACAACTATGGTATGCCCAATTTTCAGGTCATAATGGTAGTACACCCAGATCATATCGACCTCTACGAACGTGCAATGATACAGGTTAGCTGGGTCGACCACCTAATACTCAACGGCACTAAACCGCAGCCAATAAGCCAAGCGGATCTAGACAAGCTCGACCTAGCAGAGCGCACTACTATAGAGGATAAGTATATTATGCAATTAGGTACGCTAGAGCATATTGAATATCTTTGGCGTTTTAAGGAGCAGAGTGATCGTTATAAAACCGAACTCGAACAACTAGAAGATACAGACGAAACCGTTAAACAACTGCGGCAACTAGAGCAAGCAAACCAAAACCTCCGTAACCAGCAACAAGCACTCCAACAAGAAATCAACCACTTTAAAAGCTTAAACTGGTGGCAACGTATTTGGTACTAGACTACATAGCTGTATAGTGCATAGCGGAGTGCATCGGCCATGTGACTGTAACGATCATGCTTGGGTCGTTCACGAATAAGCCCCTGCTTATCATCCCAACGATACTGGTCTAGCATAGCTAATACATGTTGACAATCTTTATGTACCCGCAACCGGCCCTGCTGCACAAGCGTTTGCACATATGCAATACCGGGCAATACGTCCTTTTTCGCACGTGTAGTTGCAATTTCATAGTTGTAGGCAAGATCAGCTGCAAACTGTGCAGCAGCGCTATCAATAAATATGGTTTCCACACCCCAGCGTTCTATCATCTTATGAAAGTGTTCCGCATGCTCACGTGTAGTCCGTTCCGCTTCAAGATAATCTTCTACACAATAAAAGCAGTCACTGGCAAAATCATAGACAATATTAACCCAGGCTGTTTCGTCACGATAACCAGGATCTAGCCCACTAAAAGCCTCACCACGTAGCTTTGGCAATTCGTCTAGGATATACTCTGGCCTAAAACCCTCATAGATTTGACCTAGGTAGCTAGTAAAACTGGCCATATACTCCTGCTCAAACTCCGATTTAGGCATCGATCGACGTGCTTCCTCAACATCTGATTCAGCCATGCGTGTATTCTCCGAATAATCCGCTTGCAGGCTACACCACTCGGGAAATTGTGGGTCAAATCCACGCTGATAAAATTTACTAAACCAGTTGTTGCGACCACGAGGTGTACTAATAAATAGGGCTTTAGCACCTGGGCGATCAAGTGTAGGACGTAGTGCTACATTAAATGCATCTTCTCCACGATCCGATAATGCAGCCTCGTCAAATATAATAAGATCATAGCTGCGACCTACTGTACTATCCACAGTACTAATAGATCCCATGCGTATTGTCGATCCGTTCGACAACTCAATAATCTTGTCCTTTAGGTTATCACGCTCAACCTCAAGATCAAAGTGCTTGATCAGTCTACGCTGCAGTTCAAACGAGATCGAGCTCAGGTTATAGTTAGGTGATATTATTAATACATTACTATTAGGCACTAGTGTTACTAGTTGGCCTATAATATTGGCTATATAAGTTTTACCCAATCGTCTGGCAAGTGCAGCGCAGATGAATCGGTACTTGGGATCGTTGACGGCATTGATTAGTGCAATCTGTGGACGATTAATTGTATCATAGATGTTTAGCAATCTAAGGTAGTTGTCAATAGGCAGCTTGATAAAACGCTGGCCAGGATCAAACTCAGTTATATAATCGCAATCAACATCTGGTCGGCTTACTACTAGCATTAAACACCTTCTCCACTAATAAGCTTGTGTATAAGCTGACCATACTTGCTACCATCGCCTTCGTTGATTTGTACGTTCACTTGACGTTGTGGTCCCGTAGCACCCTGCCGGGCCTTTTCCAGCTGTATTTCACGATCTAGCAAGTCCATTGACATTTTATGTGATAAGGCTAAGAGTTCAGCAATATCCTTGCTAGAGCCTACTCCCGACTCCTCCATTTCCACAAACTTTTGCCGGATAAGTGCGTCCATAGCTCGACGCATAAGAAAGCGGTTGTTATAGCCGGTATCAAAGAATACGTGATCTATATAGTTGCGTACTTCTCGTCTGGCTAGTGTGGTTGTTACAATTTCAGGGTCAAGATCTAGGTTATCAGCTACTTGCCTGGCATCCTGCAGTTGAAGATAGCAGTTGGCTATTTCCAGTGCTTCTGGTGAGATTTTGAGTGTTTCTGCTGGCAGGTGTGTTGACATAAATTTCTCCATTTTGTGTGAGTATAGCACTTGTGGGTGGTGGTGTGCAAGTTGAAAAATTTTTTGGTGTTGTGTTGGTTTGTGTTGGTTTGTTGGGTTGTTGCAGTTTATGGCAGTTTGTTGGGTTGTTGCAGTTTATGGAGGTTTAGGGTCAGGTTTGGCACCTTTGGGGTTTGAAAAATTTTCTTGAAGTTACACGTGTGGGTGGGCCCCGCCGCTATAAATAACATAACAGTCCGATAACCGCCCTGGTCATGTATAAATTCTATAACCTATAGCATTCCATTATAAATTCTATAATCTATCACAAAACCTGTAGTAAACTTTATAGCAGTAAACTACCACCTATCAGTCGACGAATGGTAGGCCAATTGTCGTTGCGACGACAATCTACAAGGCAAACCCGTGTATAATTCAATACATGGACAAAACAACTTCACCGGAGCAAGAAATGACCCAAGCCGCCCCCCGCGCGATGCGCGCGATCGACCAAGAAGAACTTGCATTTGCCAATGCGCTTCAAGTAGTCCACGATATGTACTTTGCTAGCAGCACTAGCGAAGCCGAGCAAGATCGCTTGACTAAAGAGGCGTTAGACCTCTGCCACCAATACTTGGCTAAGTTTGCCAAGTAACCCAAGCCCGAAAGGGCTTTGTTATAAATTTTTCTTTAACCACAGGAGTAGCTAAAATGGCCCAAGCCAAAGCCCCTAATTATAGCCCTGAGCAAACTGCTCAGATTGTGGCCGACTATCAGGCCGGTGTTACAGTTGAGCAAATTGCCCAGACTATGGGTAAGACTGTTCGCTCAATTGTAGCGAAGCTCAGCCGTGAAAAGGTTTATATCGCTAAAGAATATAAAACCAAGACGGGCGAGACTCCCGTTAAAAAAGATGTAACGGCTGATTTCATCGGCGCTGCTCTCAAGCTCTCAGAGAACGATATAGAATCTTTAACGAAAGCTAACAAGAGCGCTCTGCGTGCGATTGAGCTTTTTATCCGTAACTCTGCCAACTAGGGTATAGGGGCGCAAGCCCCTATATAAACACTATGAAAAACATAGCACTTGCCACCGAACCAAAAGTTATAGCATTTAGCCGTCGTGCTGAGGTTGCTATCG